GAATGCTTATTGTTGCATCAATTAATACGTCATTGAATACTTCTTGTAAATCCTTACCGTTCAAAGTAATATTGTCAGCGACAACATTTTCAGAATAAACAGTGTTTGAACTGTCAACTATTCTGTTGTTGCCAACTACCAAAACATTCTTAATGTCACCAGCAACCACGTTGCCCGTTCCTTGGATCACAACAGAACTGTCAGCATAGTTCCAATTCAATCCGCTGTAAATCTGTTCTGATAATGTTGCCAATGTTAATGTTCCAAGCAATGGAAGTCCCGGCCTTTGCTTAATTATATCAATCGCAAGTTCATCATCAATGGTCATCAATACAACCTTTGTTGGTCCAAATGAATTGGGATCGTACTGAAGTGAATTGATGTTGTACCAAGTGTCTTTCACAAATATTTTGTCACTCAATTTCAGTATTGAAATATCATATTCGTTCAAATAAAAATATGCTGTGAACAGTTTGCCATTGTCAACTTGACCAATGGTCCGCCGCCAAAACATTGAATAAAGATTGTTGTTTGTTACCGATGTGAAATCGTGATAATACTTATCGCATAGTCCAAAATTAATATCAAACAACGGTGTGTTTGGATTGTCTTGATGCGTGAGCATTGGATAGGTATGAACTCCAAAAAGTCCCGTTTCAACAGTTCCAACAGTGTAGTCAATAATGTCATAAGTCATTGCACCAGCCAAACCCGTTGGTTGTTCACCGCCATCAATCAAGATTCGAATGTTGCATTTTGGAAGCTGACCAGACCACATAGGAGCATATGTTCCGAATGATGTGTTGTCAATTGGTGTTGGACTGAAAATGATTTCTTTCATTTCAAGGCCCTTAATGTTTTCATTTTGCAAAACATATTCTTGCTGACCATAAACTTCTTTAGTTTCAGCCAAATAATCTTTGTTCACAACGTCCGTGTCTGGCTTGTATGAAAGTGTTATTTTCTTTGCGTTGGTATTGCTTATGAATGAAATATCTGAACCTTTGTCCGTTGCTATTTTATCAGTCCAATCCTTTTCCGTTCCTTCATCATAATAGTCATCTCTTGTTTTATAAATTATTCTTCTGTCATTTGTCGGATCTGGAACAATAACAAGGTTGTACATATTTACAATTGACTTGATGAAATCAGATTGCTTGATTTTTCTTGGCACAAAGTCATTCATCAACACTTGCGTGTTATATCCGTAAGCATCAACACGGGGAACAATAATCATCTTTATTGATGTTATGTTTATCTGTGAAGTAACACCCGACAAAGTACCACCACTTGCTGCATCTCTAAATGTTAATACTGATGCTGATGTATTTAATTCTAAGCCAATCCTTGTTTGAATATTAATTCCAAATGTTAACCCCGTAAAAGGAACGGTTGCTGTTTGTGTTGTTCCCGTTGCGATGGTTGTTAATCCAACGGAAAGCGTGTAAGGTGTCGATAAACTTGTTTCAATTGTTTCGTTCATCCACCTTGCATTTGCTGAACCAGTTGCCGGAATTTTTAAATCACATACACCTTGAAATTCCCAAGATTCAACTGATGTTGGTAAGCCTGATGGTGTTGTTAAATAAGCTGTCCCTGCTGATGGATTATCCAGTTGCAATTCATATTCAACCTCAAATGTAAAATCCAAAGCCGATGCACCTGTATAAATATTTGATGTATAGATTCCAGTAACAGGATCATATAAGCCAGATAAATCTTGAACCTCAACATCCATAACAAAAACGGTCTTTGATATAGATGGGAACGGGCTTGGTCCGGTTAATAAAAACGGTGTTGAATTTGTTGCAGCAACAAGACTCAAATTTTGATTTGACAATTTCGGACTGTCACCGTTGTATGGAATCCAAAGTTTGTCCATTCTAATTTGGTCACTATCAAAGTTTTTCCACTCCCATTGATAGCCAGCATTTTGATGAATGCGATTCCAATATTCATAGACTGAAATTGCTGGTCGACATTCTTCAAGTTGATACTTTGCCAATGGTGTCCAAGCCAAAACATATTTGTAGCCGCCAGTCAAAAGAACATTGTCCCGTATTGCTGAATTTGGAAACGAAGCAATCACTTCAGCCGCTTCGTATGTGTGTGTCATATCTTGGAAATCCAATTCATCAAGATATTTGTTTGTAATTTTTGTAAAGAATGAAGTCACATCATCACCTACCTCAATGTCATAAATGATCTGTTGATCACTATAAACATCGTGTGTTTGTTTCTTGATGCTCAATAGTTGCATATAAGCGTTATCCAAGATGATAACACCGTTCCGAAGTATAGCCACCTTTTGCTTTAGATTGTTGTTGTAAGTTCCGTCAACAATGTTGATGTCATAATAATGATTCAACAGTTGATTCGTTTCTTTGCTTCCAACAATAGAAAACTTATAAGACTTCACACCCTTCTTTGCAAACGGATCTTTAATGTCACCAACTGCAAAGTTGATAGGAAATTGAACAGCCGTATCAACGTCAATAATTCCAATCGGACCGTCTTGTCCGTATGTTTGAATGAACTGAATTTGTGTTGAATTTTCCATTAGATGTTTATGTTGTCAGAATTTGCAAATCTTACATTCACTGTATATTTTATCAGTCGCTTATCAATCTGTCTTTGTTCAACGCTTGATGAATCGGTCACAATTACTGCCACATAAGTCCCATCTTCAGTTTTCAAATATGTCACTGGACTGCTAATCAATTCTTGAAAATACAATGAACTTGCATCATCCATCCAGTTAGTTGTCAGCTGTTGCACCTTATCAAAATTGACATTATAAACTTGTTCACCAGTTGCTTTTGAATTGTATGTGTAAGCTGGCGAATTTGTCGCATCAACTCCAAGGCCACCAGCCAATTTTTTGAATGTCGATTTTTGATTGTTGTTTGTCACCGTGTCACGAAGCTGAAAAGCAAATGAACCAAATGAACCCATTCTGTCCATGAAGCTGATTTCAAAAGGTTGGATTGTGCATCTGTTATCAATGTAGAATCTTACCTTTTCGGAATATTGTGTTGGTGCTTTCACAACCCAAACATCATAATAAATTGTATTTGCTTTCACCAATGGTGTTGTTCCAGAAATGATTGAAGTCATTGTTGTCAATGGTCCAACACTTGCAGAAATAACAGCTTCGCCAGACATCACCGTTGCAGTTGATAATTCTAATAAGTCACCGCCATCATTCTCAAAGTATAATGAACGGCCAGCAATAAACCAATTGGCAAAGTTCAATCGAACATCTTGCGTTGGTGTCACATAAAATTCCGAAGGTATTGATGACAAAAATTTGCGTGTTGAACTTGCTGTCAACAGTTTATAATCTTTTGCATCCCATCCAATGAAATCAACAAACGGAACGGCTCCATTGAAAACATAATACAAGTCAGATTCAAATCCAACAGCTGAAATTGTTTTGCGGTTGTCCGAATAGATAACACCGCCACCCATCACCGCACCTGTTCCAACAGTTGAAAATGGAACGTCAATATACAAGTCACTTGTTCCAGCAACTGTTGGAAATATAACTGAATGAACTCCCTGAAGCATCGGCTTCAAAGCACCGCCATCATTTTGTGCAACGGTCACTTGATCACCAACAATAAATGAATGAACATTTGTTGTTGCTTGCAATGATGTTAAATCACCAGATACATTCACATAGTCATCGTAAACATACGGAACAGAAAATTCATCGTACACTTTGACGTAATAACCAAACCAACTGTTCGGAACTTTTTGAATACCAACAGTTGTGTCATCAAATGAAACAAAGTTCTTCAGTATTCGTGTTAAATCAACAACAGCATAACCAGTTGTTATTGCTGGAACAAATCGATATGAACCGATGACATTATTTGCTGGATCATACACTTCAACAAAATAACGAAACCCCGGTTCCGCTTTCCTTAGTGAATCAAAATACCAAACACTTGGATTGTATGCTGGCTGAAAATCTTGCGGATTGCCAACTGAAATAATATCAGCCGCAACAACGTGATCAATTTCAATTGCTGCGAATGATGAAATCATTTCAAATGACAGCGTATCATTTCCAGCGGGGATTCCCGTAAACGTAAATTCACCAGACGCACCGATATATCCAACAGCCGTTGTTCCAAATTTTACTTCACATTTGTTTGCTGCTCCAGAATAAGAATTGACAAAAATTGTGATTCTGTGCGAAACACCAGAACCAAAGTCAGGGAAAACACCAGCTTGATAAATTTGGTTATCTGTTCCCGTTCCAGCTGTTGTCCAAGCACCAGTTGCTCCGTGATTGTCTGGTGGTAAATCGGTTGGAATCCAAGCGTTATTTGCTCCAACGGACCAGCCGACAAAACCGCCAAAACCGTCATCAATAAATTTGGGATCATTAATTGTAAAAGCCATTTTTTGTTTTTTTTATATATTGTTTTTTAGTAGTTCATTGTGAATGAAGAAACTGGATTTGATGCCCCCCGACTTCCAAGTTGCATCCAAACTAAATAACGAGCAGCATCAATGCAGTGATTCCATATCTCAATCGGTTCATTCACCTTCTTTTTGTCCCATTCATATTTGTTCAATTCTTCTTGCAAATGAAGTGATGATTTCGTGATCAGGTATTCATATTCTTGCATCAATTGAATCCCTTCCTTGACTGAATTTGCTCCTTTCTTAACAGGATAAATTCCTATTCCATAACCTTGAATGTCTGCGATTGATTTCGGTTCAGATGAATCCGCATAGATAGGACCATTCTTTGCTCCAACACCTTTGATCATTGTTGCGATTTGACTGTTCAACAATCCCTTTTGATAAATCACTTGATCAAGAATCAGTTTGCCGTTGTATTTGTAAACAGCAATCATTGTTGTTGGATCATTCGTAAAACCAAAATCCATCCCATAGCCAAGCAGTTTTGCATCACCCGGAACGGAATCAATGGTTGTCCAGTTCTGAAAAATCACACCTTCCAAAGCACCAACTTCGCCATCAAGATAAACCTTGCACCAATTTTTCCAATAGTCAGATGTGTCTGCCTTCTTTCTTTTTGACAGCAGTTCTTCTAAAACGAAAACGGGAATACCTTCGTTATCACGATAAGTTAAAATAATCATTTCGGCATCTGGTTCTGTCAACACTTCATCGTGAACCCAAAACCGATTGACTGGATTGAAGTCAAGATAAATGTCTTTCGATGTTCGCATTGATAGTTGCGTGTAAGTTTCAAAGTTTATCAGATTCGCTTCATTCACATACAACACATCACGTCTTGGACCAACAGCTTTGTCGCCATCGGCATTGACAAATTCGATCACGGCACCATTGTTGAAAGTATACTTTGAATTTGTTATGTTCCAGTTGTCGCCTTTGTATCGGTTGGTCTGTTTCATTATCTTCAGAAAATCTTTCATTGCCCCACCTTTTAGATGCGGAACCGTTGCACCAACCACAGTTATTTCAATGTCTGGTGTTTTGATTGCACGATCAATTAAGATTGCCAATGTGGAATAAGTCTTTGATGCAGAACTACCGCCTTGAATAATCTTTTTACGAGCAGTCATTGCAAGTATTCTATTTACTGCAGTTGTTCTTTGAAACATTTATTCGGGAAATAATGGTTGATCTTCAGTCTTTGTGATAACGGTTTGAACATACTGCCCGGCCATTTTATTCATCATATCAAGCGACTTAATCAGATGCGTTCTGTCATCATCTTCTTCACATCTTTCAACAAGCTTGTTTAATTTGTCCAGTACCTTTTCACGTCTGACTTCATTCTTTTTTTTATATGCAGCGTAACGGATTTCAAATTCAGCTTTTACTTCAGCATTTGCTAATAATTCACTTGCAATAAATCGAGCCGAATGTGCAGAATAACCCGCCTTAATTGCAGCAGCAGTTCCATCAAATGAAAGGATGTATTCCTCAATAAACTTAATCCTTTTCGGTTTCAGTTTTGACCTTCTTTCCATTTTTCTTTTTGTTGGGATTTGTTGGGATTTGTTCTTGCTCAATCCCAGTGTATGAAATTGGCTTTTTATATTTCGGTTCAATGACTTCAAAACAGAAATCAAACCCCAAAGAATAGAACGAAGGGTATTCGCTTTCAGGTGTTGTGTTGGTGTCAAAAGTGATGAATCCGTTCACCGATTTTGCAGTGACCTTCATTCCTTTAAATTCGGGAAGTAGCTTCATTCTATTTTGTTTTTATTGATGTGATCCTTTAATAGTTTCTTTAATCTGTTGATGCTTGTATAAGCGGATGAAATGCTGATGTCAAATTTCACTGATAATTCCTTTGCATTGTCAACACCTTCAAAATAGAATGCCTGAAAACATATGGCATCCACTTTTTTCAGTGACTTATAAAAGGATTCAATGAAGTCATCCGTATATATATTATGCTGGTATGTTGTGATTTTTTGATATGCAGATTCATTCTGATCTTCACAATCAATGTTTATTGTTCTGTTGATAAACTTGTTTTCCTCATCATTTATCTTGGAATTTTGCCAGATCAGTGCTTTGTTGATGTATTGAAGTGTGAACGAATAAATCGTGTGTTCAATGGATTTTGAGAATGTTTCTGAAAAGTGAATGATTTCGGTTTCTTTGCTAATGATGTAAAGATAAGCGGAACTGATCACGTTGGAAGGTTCAAGTGTCCGATTGTATTTGATAACAATCTTTTTGGTTGTTGCTTCCAGCTGTGAATATTTCAGAACAAAATAAGCATCAACTTGCTGCTTGAATGTTTTGTTTGTCCCAGAACTCAAAGAAGGTTTTCTTGTAGTTGTTCCTTTCGGTTTTGGTACAAAAGCACGTTCTTTTTTCTTGGACTTTAAGCAAGCGGTTTTTGTATTGTCGCATCCAGTGGCAGTCATTCTTTGATGGGTGTGTTGTTGTGTTTTTCCATTTGTCAATGTCTGCAAGTTCTTTTTGTGTGAACATTTATTTTATTAGTTGTTTATGTATTTCAGCAATTAAGGACAAAAGCATTGCCATTGTCCAATCGTGTGTGATCAGTAAAGTTGTCCAAAGGACCAGACACATTTGGCATCCTAAAAGCTTCCAGATTGCCATTGATAAAATGCTGACTTTGAACTCAAAGAAGTCATCAATTGTGTTTTGAATCATTTCGAATGTGCAGAAAAACCACACGGCCAAGTATATGTTTAGGTATATCATTTAGTTTACAGTATAAGTCCAAGTATAGGAGCCGTAATGCATATTGAAAATACCGCCATCAAACTCTGATCCATCCAATAAAGTGCTAATCATATACCCATTGTCAAGATTATCGTGAGCTGTAATAAGCAATACATCACCTATATAAACATTAACAGGAACAGTTTTATTGACACCATTCACTTTAAAAAAGAATCCTAAATAAAGACTTTGTTCGCCATAAGTATAAACAGCATTGAACAACTTTGGTGTTGATGCTGTTGGTGTTGGTGTTGGTGTTGGTGTTTCTTCTTTCTTGCAAGAACTTATCAAAGCTACAATTGCAAATAATAGTATTATTTTTTTCATTTTAGTTTCAATATTTGGTCAGCAATTTCTGTTTGTCGGTTGTTCTTTTGTTCATTCGCCCAGATCGTATCTTTTAGATTGATGTGTGTTGAATGTTGAATGTACCCAGTTTGATGCTTCAGAACCATAATCTTCTTGCCTTGCTTTGCAGCTTCAAGTCCAAAAAGCAAATCTGACATCCTCAAATCTGGTGACTTCCATAGTTCTGTCGGGTTAAAGTATTCCGTATCAAATGCAGTCACTCCAGTTCCGGGAACATCAATCTGTTCATCTTTTGAAATTTCATTCAAGCATCTGAATGTTTTGTGGCCCTTGTAGTATGGAATGCCTTCCCGTGTTAATATTCGGCCGTGGTGTGTTACAATGGCTTTGTGTTCATCAATCTTTGCAATCATATCTGGAATGTACGAAGGCGGATAAATAAGGTCATCATCGCAAGTGAAATAGTAACAAGGTTCTTTGATCTGACTAAGTCCAAAGAATTTGCCATTGTCAGCTGTGTTGATTAGTTCAACGCTGTTGTC